TCTTATATTTCTTCCTATTAGCTTTCCCTGTTGGCCAAGACGTGATAACAGAACCAGTATCAGGGTTCACATTTACCGTAACAGACTCACCTATAAATCGCTGAGACCGTCCATTACCTTTATCTGTGATATCGCCAATGTGTAACGGGTTAGTCAATGCATCAATTATCCCACGCGCGTCTAAATTACGCTCATCGGCACGTTCTTGTTGGTGCTTCGATAACGCCTTAATAACAATTCCATTAGCAGTAGTTACACCTATTACCGTATCATTCCTTACATATTTATTATACCATTCTTCATAACTTAAATCACCTTCAACAGACACAGATTTGTTGGTTAAAGGGTCTCTTGCGGTCCGTGTCACCCCTTCGATTCCTGGAATATACGGAATTGTAGTTGACCGGCAATAGCAATGGAACGGCGGAACGGTAACGCCTGGTTTAGCATCTACGACTCGGACACGTTTACGATCCATGTGCCTGCAGATAGAAGAAGTATGACTGTCTAGTGTAGCCAGTATTTCCAGCTCCTCGACGTCCAGATTTTTCATACTATCAAGAAAACCTTGCTCGTGTACTCGTGCCGTCTCTGTTTCGATTAATCGCTTAGCGTTACTGTACGAAGTTTTCATTCGCTTATGCAGATTATCTGCCATCGTGTCTGCCCCTTGCCCGATAATAAAGGCTTGCGTGAAATCATTCTGTAAATTAGCGACTAACTTACTTGTATCTCCCCAAATCCTACTACTGAAATCCTTGCCATCACTCGCCCATTGACTGTGAACTACACTTTCAACGCGTTTACTATCAATCGTATTAATAAATGAGTATTCTCCGCGTTGCGCCTGCACTGTATATGCGGACTTATACGCAGAGGATTGATACACATCTATTAATAAATCATTAAGCGAAATACTCTGCTTTTGAGCCAGTATTTCGAGCTCGTGAACCACATTGATATACAGCATCTGCTCACGGCTTAACCGCTCACGAATGGACGCGTTCGACAGCATTTGCTGGTGTTCTTCAGATACGCCTAGCTTCTTAGCTTCTGCCTTAAATTCAGCTAAATCCATTTTAAAGGCTTTCATCTCGTAGGCGTTCAGTAGTTTCCTAGCTTCAGCTAGTTGAAGTCCATTTTCTGTTGCAAAGCGTCGATACCAATCGTTGATGGTCTTTTCAATCCGCCGTAACGCCCTGGCATAGTTAACTTTGATTTCATCGTCAGTCAAACTAGCTTTCTGAAACGATTCATCGAGTAACCGCTCATACCGTTTCTCCCAGTAATCATTCGCCATCTGCCTCACCGCCATTCGGTACAACAAAATCTGCTGTTACTTCGGACTGTTCCTTTTTTACTTTCGCAAGCTCTTCCGCAGCATCAGTTGTCCACGGATGATTTGCAATAATGGTTTCATTGGAGATGATGCCCACGGAGTTCTTACAGTTGTTGATCGTGTCGCCTTCATTGATTGGTAGGTCACGATTGAAGATGAAGTCCACTTCTTCAACTGTATCTTGATTAGTTAAGCCACGATACGTGTTAACGAACCACATCAAATCGTGCAAGCTAGATTTGAACTCTAGCTCCATTTCATTAGCATCTAAATCAATATCAGAGTACATCGACATAATGTTCATCTGATTTGGATTGTTGGCCATACGATCGTCCTTGGCATCAAAGCCTCGACCGTTCTCGATAATAGCTTTACGCAAAATGTTAATCAGTAATTGGTAGTTGTCGCTATTCACCTCTATTTTTAAGGCTTTCACATCACCATTGATACCATCTACTGTGCGGACCTTGATTGCGCCATACGATGCAAGATTTTGACGGAACTCAGCTAGATTTTCGCCGTCATAGTTCTGTAGTATCAAAATTGTGCTGCGAATATCTTCTTCCATGTTATCTTGGAAGTTAGATAGTAATCGGTTAAGTGCATCTTGTAAGGACTTGACCTTAACGATAAGCGGTTGCTCGAATTCATTCGCACGGAACATGATAAGAGGAATACGTTCCCAGTTATACGGTTTATCTGCAATCGCAAAGTTAGCAGTATCTTCTTTATCCGGATCAGGAAGTAAACGTTCCATATCCCATATGTAATACTGAATACCGTTCGGTGTGTAGTATTCGACTTTGTGAATAGTCTTAGTTTCTAATTCTATGTAGTACTCAATATCGTACAAGTATAAGAACGCATCTAGTTGTGTGTGTTCCTCATCCGCCCAAAATGGTAAAACCTGGTGCGGTTTCATCATTTTAAACTTAAGTGCACCATCGATACCGATATAAGGATGAATATAGGCCTTACCCGCCATCGTTGCAAACTTGCCGACAGACTTCAATAATCGTTGGAACTGAATACCAAACATCTTATCAAGCTCGTCATCATCGGCATTAATATCTAAAGGCTTAGTCAATAAGTAGTTAACCTTTTGGTCGACTAAGTCATCAAATCTATTATCCACAATCTGATTATTAGGAACACCTTGTAACGCTATTCGTGTATTACCCTCACCAACAACATATCGTTGCTTAGTTAAAATATCATGCTTCCCATTGTAATAATCAATAGCAGTAACCATTGTTTTTCGTTGTTCGCTAGCTAAGAAATTACGAAGTTGCACTCGCAAAAATTCTCGCTCTGACATCGTAGCTGAACCTTTTATAATACGTTCCCATAGCTGAGATAATATCAATCAAACGACCACCTTTCTACATTAATATCTTCCAAACCATACCGCATAGCATCCATAGCATGGTTGTTTTCGTCTTCCGGTTTCCCCGTGTATTTCTCAAAGCGATCCTTCGCCCATTGGTACGTAGATAATTCACGCAGCACATTAACGCATCTTGGGTGAACGATTAATTCGTAGTCCTGTATCCGCTGAATACCGTTTAATATGCTGTCTTTACCCTTGCGTGCCCTGGTTATACCTTTTAGCCCCGCCTGGTACAACTCCTCAATGGATTTAGGCTCGGCGCTATCGGCTCGAATCTTCTCTTTTGCGTATCCCATATCAATGATGCGGGCCGCTAATTGTTGATTCGTAAGCCCTGTTTCGTACAGCTCGTCAAATATGTAAATTTTCTTATTCTCCATATCAACAAGCATGCACACTAGCGCTGTAGGGTCTACGGTATAACCAAAATCAAGGCCAAACGCGGACTTGATACCGGTTTGACCTCTAATATAACCAACACTAAATTCTTGTTCTTTCCAGTTCTCGTAAACCAGGCCTTCAACAACGCCCCAGTTTCCAAGTCCTGCAACATGGTAGCGTTTAGGGTTCTTTTTCATTTCTTCAAAAAGTGCTAAATCTGACTCACTAAGAAATTCATTACACATGTAATTAGTGGTCAAAGCCAACACATTTGGACTAGGCTCATCAAAGAATCGTTTCTTTAACCAGTGTCTATCAGACCAGGGGTTAAAGGTTAACACGACTTGATGATACATGCCTTTAGGTAACTGGCCACGAATACTTTCATCTAGTCGGTCAAATGCGTCCTCCGATGTAATTTCGTATGCTTCCTCTATCCATAACCTACACAATGAACCCACTTCAACAGTAATGGACGTAACTTTTAACGGATCATCAAGGCCACGGAACAATATTTTTTGTCCAGTCGGCTTGTAGGTGATTTCAAGTGGTGATGTACTACATTTGAAAAAGTTATCCACCTTTAGTCGGTGGATAGCCCATTTGAGCTGTGCATAACAGCTATCACGCAATGTGCGTTCAACTTTACGAACAACAAGCCAATTAACATTAGGGTTTTCAATGATTTCAGTAATAACCTTGAGTGATTGCGTTGAAGATTTCTTACTTGCACGACTTCCTTTAACAGCTTTATAGCGGCCTTTAAATCGCCAAAACTCACCATAATGCTTGCCTACTATACTAGGGAGATGAACTACTACTTGATTATCTTTAATCTTCAATTTCATCACCGCCTATGATAATAGGAACGAGCGTTTTATTGTCCTCGTTTTGCTGCTTAATAACAGCCACTTCATTTTTGAGTTTAGCAATACGAGCCTTTTGCTCTTCAGTAGCTAATTCACCTCGGCATAAATCGTCATATTCCTGAATCATTTTAGTTAAAGTAGCCATTGCCACTGATTGGGCCTTCATAAATACTACTTCTTTGTCTACCGAAGAAATGACCTTATCTGTTTTAGTAACAGAACGACTGGTCCCTTTAGCAGGGTCAATAGTAACCTCTGTCCTGTTTTCAGTGACCCGTGTATGGTCTTCTATTCCCTCAACATACATCAGCTTTTGTGCTCTGATAATACGTGCAAATTGAACTTTTATGTTCATATATAGAATATCAATGGGGCTTGATTCTTCGACTTCCATAACAATGTCTAAAGTTTCTTTTGGTAAATATTTCGCTAGCAATCCGTGCTTAACAGCATTTTGATTTTGTTTAGGCGCACCACCAGCATTGTATAATGCATTATGATTACCAGGCTGGCCCCCTCGTTTTCTTGTATGCGTACTTTTATTTTTTGTATGCATACTTTTTTTTGATGTATCGCGGAACCACCCATAGCGTGTCTTCCACGATTTAACAGTCGCCAATGACACCCCATACTTATCGGCAATATCCTTATACTTCATGCCATTTAGGTAGTCCTTGTGCGCTTGCTGATGTGTCGTCACATGGCAGCACCACCTCACTCAATTCATGTTGTTTACAAAAACTATTGGGCAACCTCAGAAAATTCTAAGCGTTGCCCATTTCTAATCACATATACATTTTTATTATTTCCAATAAATTCGATATATCGTTTTACTATTACATCACAGTATTTAGGATCTAATTCAATGCATCTACATCTGCGCTTTGTTTGTTCGCAGGCAATCAAAGTAGACCCTGAGCCACCAAATGGTTCGAATACAAGTTCTCCAGGTTTTGATGAGTTCTTAATTCCCTGTGCACATAATGCAATCGGTTTCATCGTCGGATGTTCACCATTTCTTAATGGCTTATTAAATCGCCATATAGAATCACATTCAGTACCATTATTAACTTCTATTTCATACCCAGGCACTCTTACTACAATATGGTCCGTTTCATTAGAAAAATGAAGAATATAGTCATTTCCATCTTTTTCGATTTCAAGAGGAAGATTGTCATCAATCACAGTAGATTGTTTTCTGCCACCATAAAACTTATGACTAGCACCAGGTTTCCATCCATATAGAATTGGTTCGTGTTTCCACTGGTAATCTTGGCGCCCCATTACAAATGTATTCTTAACCCAAATTAGGCATTGTTTGATAAGTAAATCATTATCTCGAATCGCACGCCTAAATTGACCACCACAGCTATCAGAGTGGCAGATATAAAACGCTCCACCAGGTTTTAATGCTTTGTTAACCAAAGCGAATACATCATCAAGAAATATATCAAATTCAGCATCTGACATATTATCGTTTTGAATGGTAAGAGCTTCCTTTGTACCTCCCTCATAAGCCACGTTATACGGTGGGTCTGTAAATACCATATCAACAACGTCCCCCCCC